CTGTGTTATATTAAGAATATAAGCAATGGAGAAAGTCATGAATATGTTTGCTGGTTTGGTTCTTCTTTTTCATCCAACTGATTCATTAATTGCTGCACTGAATGTGTTGAATAGATGTGATCCTAATGTGCTTGAGAAACCAGATGCTGTTCGTGTAGCAAAGTTAAAAATTGCCCGTGAATTAATTCGTCGTGGCGTTGTGTTTTGGGAAGGGAATTAATTTATGGATAATGTCATTGACTGTGAAAACATGTTTATTAACATGCGTATGATGACAATGGTAAAACGTTATTTGCGTGATAGTGGCAAGGACAGTGAAGCCACTGTAGAGTTTTATCCCGATGAAAGTAGTCCAACAGGCATTGGTCTGGTGCTTGTTGATAGAAACGGTCATTCTAGAAAAATTAGTAACGATATCATCAATAATTTATTGACGAAAGTATCGTAACCATATATAATAATATCAATAATCGGAGAACAAATTGTCAAAGAACGTATTAATTACGGGTGGTGCAGGTTTTATTGCCACTCATGTTATCGACCATATACTTAAAACTACTGACTGGAATATCATTAGTCTTGATCGTTTAGATTTTAGCGGCAATCTTAACCGCCTAAACGATATGATGCAAGATCATAGCCCACAAACACGAGCACGTGTAAAGGTAATCTTCCATGATCTCAAGGCAGAAATTAACCCCCTTACGAAGACTCGTATCGGACCTGTTGACATTATTCTTCACCTTGCTGCTGGCAGTCATGTGGATCGTTCTATCGACTATCCAATGGAATTTGTCATGGATAATGTGGTTGGAACTTGCAATATCCTTGAGTTTGCTCGTAAGTGTGATAATCTAGAACGCTTTGTATATTTCTCAACTGATGAAGTATTTGGACCAGCACCTGTTGGCGTGAATTACGGTGAGTATGATCGCTATAACAGTGGCAATCCGTATAGCGCAGCCAAGGCAGGTGGCGAAGAACTTGCAGTGGCATATGAGAACACTTATGGTCTACCAATCTATGTAACGCATACTATGAATGTATTTGGTGAGCGTCAGCATCCAGAGAAGTTTATTCCTATGTGTATTCGCAAGGCTCGTGATGGCGAAACGATTACAGTTCACAGCGATAAGACTCGTACTATTCCTGGCTCACGACATTACATCCATGCAAAGGATGTTGCCGAAGCCCTAATGTTCATTCTTGATCTCAAGGATTTCACAATGCCGCCAGAGTTTGGTGGAGCAAAATGCCCAAAGTTTAACATCGTAGGTAAACAGGAAATCAATAACCTAGAACTAGCACAGATTATTGCCGATAGTCAAGACAAACCTCTTAACTATGAAATGGTTGACTTCCATAGCAGCCGTCCTGGTCATGACCTTCGTTATTCACTCAGTGGTGAGTTTATGAAGAGCCTCGGTTGGGAACCTAAGATTGAACTAACCGAACGCATCAAACAAGTGGTTGATTGGACTCTTGCTCGTCCAGATTGGTTGAACCTAGATGTCTAAGAAGAAAACAAAAAAATACGGCGTTTTTATAACCAGTGCCATTAATGCCAAGTTCTCAATATATAAGCCAGAGGAACGACTTGCTCAGACACTAGAAACTATTGCTAGTGTTCGTAAGCGTATTCCTAATGCTGTTATTTGCTTAACAGATTGCAGTCAACCTGGCATAAGTGATGAGGTAAAGGCTCAACTTGTAGAACATGTTGATCACTTTATGGATTTCAGCACGGATGAAAACGTAGTATGGATTCATGACAACATTGAAGTTCAAGATGTTGTTAAGAACTTAACTGAACTTGCGGTTGTTCATAGTTTCTTTGAAACTGCACAAGAAAAAGGTTGGTTTGATGGTTGTGATCGCATCTTTAAGGTAAGTGGACGTTATACGCTTACTGAAAAGTTCAACACAGCGGATTATGAAAACAATATCGTTGGTGACAAGTATGTTGTAAGTAAGCGTATGTTAAGTCAGTTTGTGCCAGGTATTACTGGCGTAGATCAGCAGCATATGTTGCGTGTTTATAGTTTTGGTGCCAATCGTATTGGGGAGTTCATTCTACTTCTTGAAGACATGACTGAACATATGCAAGACCGTGTTAATGCAGGTGGATATATAGACATTGAACATCTTTGGTATAAATTTTTACCAAAGAGTGATGTAATAGAGTTTGACCGCACTGGCGTTAAAGGTCTGGTAGCACCAAATGGACAAGCAATCGAGAATTAAAAAAGTTGATGGGGTGTCGTCTAATGGTAGGACGCAGGATTTTGATTCCTGCTATCGTGGTTCGAGTCCATGCACCCCAGCATTAGTCTCCCATTGCATAAATAGTAGTAGAGTAAATCTATTGTGCAACGGGAGACTTTTTTGTTTTATACTATCTATAAAATTACTAATAAAATCAACGGCAAATATTATATTGGCAAGCACCAAACTACTAATCTTAATGATGAGTATATGGGAAGTGGCAAGCATTTAAAAAACGCAATTGCCAAGTACGGCATAGATAACTTTACTAAAGAAATACTTCATATATATGACAACGAGGTAGATATGAATACCGCCGAAAAAGAACTGGTAGTTATCAGTGAAGAAACATATAATTTATGTGAAGGTGGCAAAGGTGGCTTTGGATATATTAATTCTGTTGGAAAAAATTTTTACAAAGACCACGACAAAATTGCTATTAGCAATCTTGCAAAGGGCAAAGAAACATTACAAGAATATTATGCCTCTGGGAAACATAAAGAAATTATGAAACCACTAATTCAAAAAATACACGAAAAATATCCAGAGGGAATTTGGAAAGGCAAAAAACATACCCCAGAGACAATTAAAAAATTGTCAGGACATAATCGACAGAATGGTGAATTAAACTCACAATATGGTAAGCCAAGAAGTGAAGAAACGAAGCAAAAAATACGACAAACTTTGCTCAATAAAAAACTCAACAACCAAAATTAGTTAAGTGCCAATATTTTGACACCCTTGAAACTTATAAATAATATCAGCTAGAGGGTATTATAATGCGTAAAATTGGCGTAATTTGTGTATTTTTAATGACAATGCCTACACTTGCATTAGCAAGTGAAATGACTTTTGCTTTTAAGAACCCACAATTTAGCGGTGACGGTTTTAGTAGTCATGTCTTGACTATTGAAAACGAAGAGTATACTCGTCGCCAAGCACGTGATGCTGCTCAAAAAGCAGCAGCAGACGCAGCCGCAGCAGCGGCTAGCAATACTAATTTAAGTAAATTTCTTAACAATCTGGAAAGCCGCATCTACGCACAACTTAGTTTGCAAATGAGCAATGCTATGTTTAGCGATGGTTCAACAACTGGAACTATGCAATTTGAAGGCAGTACTATTTCTTGGATAAAAGATGCAACAACACAAACAATTGCACTAACTGTAATTGATGCAACAGGTAATAGAACCAACATTACAGTTCCAATAGGGAGTTTCAAATTCTAATGTTTAAAATAATCGTATTATGTATTTCGGCACTTGCACTAGTGGGATGCAGAACATCGACTCCTTATTCAGCAAAGATTCCAACTGCGGCCAGTACTGTGCCACAAACTGTAACTAAAAGTTATTACAATGAATTAGAAAATATGCCGCCTCCACATGGACCACCAATCACTATAGCAATGTATGGATTTAGTGATAAAACTGGTCAACGCAAAGAAAACGACAAGTTTTCAGTGCTAAGTAGTGCTGTAACGCAAGGTGGCGAAGTATTTCTTATTAAGGCACTGCAAGATGCAGGTCATGGTAAATGGTTTCAAGTTGTAGAGCGTGTTGGATTAGATGATCTTATTAAAGAACGTCAATTAATTCGTAATCAACGTGAAACTTATGAAGGAAAAGATGCTAAGCCGCTATCGCCAATGTTAATTGCTGGTATTATGGTAGAGGGTGGTATCGTAGGATATGATACTAATCTGCAAAGTGGTGGCAGTGGTGCTGCCATGTTAGGAATTGGAGTAAATCAACAATATAGAACCGACGAGGTTACTGTAGTTGTAAGATTGATAAGCGTACACACTGGAGAAGTACTAATCTCTGCTGGTGCTACTAAAACAATCTTAAGTACAGGCGGAAGTGGCACAGTGGTCACATTCCTAGATCAGAGCACGATGAGTTTACAAGTCGAGGCTGGTGCAAATGTCAACGAACCCACTACATATG